TTTAATCTGTATAAATGAGGATACCACGTTGGACTATATCCTTCTGAAGCTCTACTAACTTCCTCAACAACGTAATACTTTTTTAACGCAGTATTTAAATCATTCAATGCATATTCGTCTCTTAAGTGAGGTAGCTCTAATACATCTCCAGCAATTAGTTTTCTCCCAATAGTTTTTACCGTACTTCTGATATGAATTGTAATAAAAATAGTATCATTATTTAAAAAAAGTCCAAATTGTGTAAGATTAAAATCAATATCCTGTACATTATAAATACCTCTAAATGTATAAATGTCCGGCTCGTATTTTTTATCTCTATTTTCTAAAAATAATAAATCTTGTATACTTACACTTGCAGGATCAAAAATGTCTGCACCTCCAGGTGTTGCCGGTGTTACAGCATCACCTTCAGGAGTTTTAGGTCCTAAATATTTGTGTACGTTTATATCAGTTCCACCAATGGTAAACATTTCAAATATTCTTGCATCTATAAATTCAAAGTCTTTACCTTTTTCAGGTTTATATAAAGAAAGTCTTGGCATATGTATATTTAGTTAAAGATAAATATTAAAGGAGATATTATAATGGCAGGAAATACAACAAAAAAACAAGACGTTTTTACTTACATTCATACAATGTTAGGCGGTGGAATGATAGATGTTGAGTTAGATCCTCAACATTACGAAACAGCATTATCTAAAGCATTATCACGATTTAGGCAAAGATCTGAAAATAGTATCGAAAGAGGCTATTTTTTTATGCCAACCATCATTGATCAAAACTCGTATGTACTACCTCCAGAAATTGTAGAAGTTAAAAAAATTTTTAGAAGAAGTATAGGGTCACGAACCGGTGGCGGCGATGGAGGAAGTTTGTACGAACCTTTTAATTTAGCTTATACCAATACATATTTGTTAGCTAGTTCTAATTTAGGTGGTCTTGCAACTTATGATATGTTTTCGCAGTATCAAGAATTAGTAGGTAGAATGTTTGGATCTTTCATAGAATTTAACTGGAGTAGAACAACACATACTATAACGATTCTACAAAGACCTCAGGCAGAAGAAACATTACTTTTAGAATGTTACAATTATAGACCAGATGAACAATTACTTGATGATTACATGGCAAAAAATTGGATCAGAGATTATTCATTAGCTTTGTGTAAAATGATGTTAGGAGAAGCTAGATCTAAATTTGCAACAATAGCTGGTCCACAAGGTGGAGGTCAATTAAATGGAGATACTCTTAAAAATGAAGCACAACAAGAAATGGAAAAATTAGAGCAAGAAATTGCAACTGCTATTCCTGGAGGTTCAGGATACGGTTTTATTATTGGATAAGGTTAAAAATCAGGTAATAAATCACCTTGCTTCCATCTTACTCCTTCGCGTTGAAGTATACGTTGACAATTTGCACAAATTGTTTTTAAATTTGTAATTCTACAATTATCTAAATTACCATCAATATGGTAAACATTAAATTGTTCAGCATATGTACTTTGAAATCTACATTTTTCGCAAAATTTTTTCTTTTCATATCCAGCTAATTTCCATTTTGGAATTCCTACACCTGTTTGATTATATTTCAAACATATTTCACATTTTTTCCTATAGTAAATTTTACCATTTTTTTTATAATTTACAGCCGCAGGTCGCTGACGACAAATGCATAATGGTCTCATAAATTTATTTATATAACCTTTTACACCCCTTTTTCATACAGTTCTAACAATATGTTTTTCAACAAAATACATAAATACTTGTAGAAAAGACATATATTAACATGAGGAGTTCTCGAAATGGCTTTATTATCACCAGGAGTTCAAGTAAGCGTTGTAGATGAAAGTTATTATGTACCAGCAGAGCCAGGTACATTACCTATGATTTTCATTGTTACAGCTGAAAATAAATTAAATGGGGCAGGCTCAGGCACTGCCGAGGGTACGTTGTCTTCAAACGCTGGAGTGCCTTATCTTATTACATCACAAAGAGATTTAGTAGATACATTTGGCGATCCATTATTTAAAGTAGACAATAACAACACACCTATTCATGGAAGTGAATTGAATGAATATGGACTACAGGCTGCTTATTCATTTTTAGGAGTTTCTAATCGAGCATTTGTAACTAGAGCAAATATTGATTTAAATCAACTTGAGCCTTCAATTTCTGCACCAGGAGAAGACCCAACAGATGGATCATATTGGTTAGATTCAAGCAAGACAGTTTATGGAATTCAAGAATGGAATAGTGATGCAATTATTGCAGGCGGACAAATATTTACAAACAAAGTTCCAACAATAATTACTGACCTTAATGATGTTGATTCCGACAATAATCCAAAAAATGCAATAGGGTCAGTTGGTGATTATGCTGTCGTTAATACAACAACATTAATAAAAGTTTATTATAGATCAACAACAGGATGGCATCAAGTAGGAAGTCAAGCATGGAGAAAAAGTTGGCCAACAATTACTTCAGGTAATGTTAATATACCTCTAACTGAAGCGGGACAATTTATCATAGACGAAAACGTTATACAATTACAAAATGGCGATACACTTACTACATTAAGAGATGCAATAAATGGATTAAATTTAGCTTATCTATCAGCAGACACAGCTACCGGTAGATTAAACATTTATACAGATGGAACAAGTCCTATTGTAATTACAGGAGATGCAGCAGTATTAACATCTTATGCAGTTGACGCAGGTAGTTATTATCCTCCTACTGTGCATATAGGACCACATACCTCTATACCTGAATTTAAACAGTCAGATCCTAATTCAAGACCAACTGGATCAATATGGTTAAAAACATCTACACCAAATTCAGGAGCAAAATTTGTTGTTAATAAATGGGTAGATGATACTGGCAGTTGGGAAACAACAAATCCAAATGTTTATAGTTCATTTGCAGCAGCATTATATTACATGGATAAAGCAGGTGGAGGATCTAATATACTTACTGGCGAACTATTTGTTCACACTAATACAGGTTATGACGATCCTGCTCTTGCAAATTTTAAGATTTTTAGAAGATGGAATATTGGTCAAACAACAATTACATCTAAAGCAATAACAGCAGGAACATTACCTGCACAATTATATACTTTTACTATTATGTCTACCCAAGCTGCAAGTATGAGCATGTCAGCAGCTATCACTGTTAGTGTAACAAGCCAAGGTGATGCAGGAGATTCTTTACTTATTGCAGAAGCAATTAATAATAATGCTATACCTAACGTCGAAGCTTCAGTAGACGCAAATAACAAAGTTGTAATTAAGCATCAACTAGGTGGTGAAATGCAATTAGAAGATACAAGTGGATCTTTATTAACATTAATTGGCATGACTCCTGCTTTAGATGCTAACCTTTCTTATGTAGAAAATTCAAACGATACTCAATTGCGAGCAAGTTTATGGCGACCATTAGCATATGATGCAAGTGATTCACCTATAATTAATAGTTATAGAAATGGTGTACTTTGGTATAATGCAGTTGTAGATGATGTAGACATATTAGTCCACAATGGAAGTGCGTTTGTAGGATTTAGATATGACGGTAGCGGTCAAATGTCTGCAAGTCCATATTATAATGTAGACGATACGTTGATGACAGATCCAAATGGCGTTATTGTTGCAGCAACTTTACCAGAAACACAATCTGATGATACACCCCTTGTAACTGGAGATGTTTGGTTAGACACTAGTGATTTAGATAATTATCCTAAGTTATATAAATTTAATGCAGCTAGAACAGATTTACCATTAGATCAAAGATGGGAACTTGTAGACACAGGTGATCAAACAACTGAGAATGGAATAGTATTTGCAGATGCAAGATACAATACATCAGGCGCTTCAAGTGATGAAGCTGGATTGATGTCTGATTTGTTGACGTCAGATTATGTAGATCCAGATTCTCCTGATCCTGCAATTTATCCTAAGGGTATGATGCTATTCAATCTTAGGAGAAGTGGATTTAATGTTAAAAAATATGTAAAAAATCATATAAATTTAGCCGAAGTAAACACAAGATACAATGACCAAAAAATGAATGATGATACAGTTGGCGTATATCATACAGATAGATGGGTAACTGAATCAGGAAATCAAGAAGACGGAAGTGGATCTTTTGGATATAAAGCGCAACGGAAAGTAGTAGTCCAAGCTTTACAAGCTATGGTTAATAGTAATCAAGACATTAGAGAAAAAGAAAGTAGAAGGTTTAACTTAATGGCTTGCCCAGGTTATCCTGAGCTTATTGGAGAAATGGTATCATTAAACTATGACAGAGATGTAAGTTCATTTATTGTCGGGGATACACCATTTAGATTAGAAGCTAACGGAACAAAATTAAACAATTGGGCAAATAATGTTAATTTAGCAACAGAAGATAATGATAAAGGTGTAACAACTTCAGATCCTTATGTAGCAATGTTTTATCCAAGTGGATTTACAAGTGATAATTTTGGAAACAATATAATGGTACCTGCAAGTCACATGATGTTACGAACAATGGCATTGAGCGATCAAGTTGCTTATCCTTGGTTTTCTCCTGCAGGTACACGAAGAGGAAACATTACAAATGCTTCTTCAGTAGGATTTTTAAATGATGAGAAAGAGTTTGAACCTGTCATTTTAAATGATGGAATTAGAGATACACTTTATTCAAACAATATTAATCCTATTACATTTATTACAGGAGCAGGATTAGTAAACTTCGGCCAAAAAACAAGACAATTAGGTACAAGTAGTTTAGATAGGATAAATGTTGCAAGACTTGTAATTTATTTAAGAAGTCAATTAAATAGACTTGCAAAACCATATATCTTCGAAGCAAATGATCGATTTACAAGATCAGAAATTCAAAACGCTTGTGAAACCTTGTTGCAAGAATTGGTAACGCTAAGAGCTATATATGACTTTATAGTAGTATGTGATACGAGCAATAATACACCTGCTAGAATTGATAGAAGCGAGCTATATATAGATGTAGCTATTGAACCAGTTAAAGCAATAGAATTTATTTACATTCCAATGAGATTGAAGAATACAGGCGAAATTGCTGGACTATAATAACAAAAAGGAGATATCATAAAATGCCATCTGCAAGTTTACAAAATATGAGCATTCCGGTAGGTGAAAGCAGCTCAATTATCCTTATGCCTAAATTACAATATAGGTTTAGGGTATTACTGGAAAATTTTGGGGGTAACAGTTCAGCACAAGAACTTACTACTCAGGTAATAGATGTAACTAGACCTAATTTATCGTTTGAGCAAATGACTTTAGATGTATATAACAGTAAAGTTAATTTAGCAGGAAAACATACCTGGGAACCAATTACTTTAAATTTACGAGATGATGTATCACTACATGTTCAAAAAGCGGTAGGTAGACAGCTTACTAAACAATTTGATTTTTACGAACAAGCAAGTGCATCGTATGGCCAAAATTATAAATTTGTAACACAAATTGAAATTTTAGATGGAGGTAATGGTGCATTAGGACCTGAGATTATAGAAACATTTGAATTATTTGGTTGTTATTTAGAGAGTGTTAACTATAATGCTCTAAATTATGCAACATCTGATGCAGCGACTATATCATTGACAATAAGATACGACAATGCTTTACAAACACAAGGCGGAAATCGAGCGGACGGTATTGGCGTTGGCGGTATTGCAAGAGATATTGGAGCAGGCTTAGCCTCTGGTATTGGATCATAATAGCATAAATTATGTTAAGTAATTTTGATAATCTTTTCCAGGGCTTAACCAATCCAAAAGGTAATTTAGGAGATTGGCGTCACGCAGAATATGCATTTGGAGCAGGATC